AGTATGAATCCTTACTCCGCTAAAACCAGGCACGTCCATCAAAAGAGGCAGACGAATCTTAAATCTAGCAGACATCGTGATTATAACAGGATACACACCTGCTGGTATAGCTGTTTTGTTTTGTATTTTCCAGTTTGCAACTGGCTCACCTATCACTTCTCGTACTGTGTCTTCTAGCGTGTAACATAAAAACCTACCGTCTAAGCTCAAACGGCCAATCGTATAATCCTCACCAAGCTTGACTCGCTTTAGCTCTAAGTTCATTTAGAGGCTACGCCTTCTTTTTTATCCCAAGAACGCAACCCGGCCAAGCCTAAAAGACCGAGCAATATCTGCATGGTCAAGTCAGTATTAATAACTGGGAATGTTCCTGTGTATCCAAAGATAACTACCGATATAAAACGAAATAAGGGCTCGAAGAGTGCTGAATATAGGAATGCAATACCGCACCCCCAACCAATGAAAGGACGCCAGCCAGACACAAATAAGCTAGCATTACCAGCCTCAACTTTGTTAATATCGGTTTGCGCAACCATGGCTTGCAGATCGCCATCTTGTTGCATTTTATATAATTCCAGCTTCGCTTTAGCTGCGTCAACAGGATTTGGCCAAAGTCTATCAATTAATTTTCCACCAATATCTAGTGCTGCGCTAATTGGGTCTAAGGCCATAATGCCCTCTTATATGTTTGGGAACTGCTTTGCTAGCCACTTCTCAAGTAAAAAGATAGCTCTGCTACCCATGTGACCACTTACACCGACAATAGAAGCTGTAGCTAAGGGAGAAAATCCTGAGTTTTCACAAAGCCAAAAAGCAATTACCCCAGCAAAAGCTGAAGTAACAATTTCACCAAAAAACTCGACAAGATTAAATACCTTAGCATGGCCGTCTTGTAATTTTCTCATGAAGCTAACTACTCCGCCAAGGATAGCCAAACCGAAAACCCAGCCATATGTTAGGAACGAGTACGATGTCGGGTCTTTTTCTGGCATCATGATTCTTATTTAAGATTACGTAGTTTATAAAGTACAGACAAATATGTTCCAACAGCCTCATCAATTAAGTTTTGAATAGGTGTATCTGTCTTATCAACCGCAGTATAACGAAGCTTCTCAATCATACCAAGGTGTTTTTCAAGCACATCAGCAATATCAGAATCTGCATCAGCTTCAGTCAACATAGGAATCTTACCAATCAAACCATTACGCCCTTGATAAGCCTCTGCTATTGCGTCTGCATTATCGATAATATCGTCGTAAAAATGACGCAGTGCTTTATGTTCTGAATAAGATTTGGTATTTAAATGGGCACGGTGAGCTACTTCACGGCTTAAAAATAAAATTGCAATTAGTCTTGCGATCATGTTGCTTCCTTAAGCTGGTAGAGTTACTGGAATTGCTGGTTTAGGTTGATTTGTTGTGCAAACAGTACCATCCCAAGTAAACCCAATATCACCAGCGCCCATTATTTCTGCTAATTCAAAATCTGTAATAACGCCGTCAGTACGAATAGGACTCCATACTATTGCTGGAGTGGTTTCTTGAACAAGCATTATTGAGCCCTCTGGAGGAGTCCATGTGTCAGGATTACCATCCCAAACAACAACATTTATAACAACATCGTTTTGGACTTCTAAATAGTTTTGATTAGTCATTTTATTTTCCTATTACCATTCGACAATGCAAACACCAGGGCGACCAACTTCTCCACCACCACCGCCACCAGCGCCACCGCCACCGCCTATAGTGACAGTAATTCCAGCACCCGATGTTAAGCCTGTAATGTACCTAGTCCCAACACCTGCACCTGCACCACCACCAAAACCATCTGCTGATGTTCTTCTGGCTCCATTACCATATCCAGTTGATGGCGTAGATGCGCTATCACCCCATTGACCCCATCCTCCACCCCCAGCCGAACCCCCAGCCGAACCATAACCCTTTTGTCCAGGAATTGTTAAATCCGCACTTGTTGCTGTGCCAGCGGCATCAGATTCGGCGCTAAAATTTCCTCTGCCTCCACCTGTAGCTGAAACATATCCAGTAAAAGTTGTTGTACCTCCAACTCCCCCAAAGGATGAACTTCCAGCCGAACCGCCTCCGCCACCAACAACAGTTACTTTAATTGCAGTAACTCCCGTTGGAACAGTAAATGTTCCACTTGCTGTGAACACTTGACCCCTGCCACCTACATAAGATGATGCGGCGGCGGCAGTTGTTTGGGTTGTGCCATTAGGGAATGTTATCCCTGACGAATTAATTGATGTTGGCATTTATATCTCCTTAAATAGCTGCCCCAGCCTGAACTAGGCCGGCTGCAAAAGCATTACCATTGGCGTCAACTGTAAACACGGTATCGCCGTTATACACAAAATTAATTTTTTTACTTGCTGCAGTAATCGATGTTCCGCCTGCTACAGTCTGCGACAAGGATACTGTGTACGTACCTATACCGCCTGGGGTGTAAAAATTGTAATCACCTGCCGCCTGTGTTGTTAAGTTAGCACTAAGGGTTATGTAATTAGTTGCTGGAAGATTTACTTCGATTACAGTAGTACCAGGGGGGATACCCGTACCTGTTACAAATTGACCGTAAACAACAGAGCTAGTAGAGTCTAAAGCTACTCTGTTTTGTCCGGAGCTACCTTCTCCTACAAAAGATTTAGTAGTTACTACAGCAGCGCCTGTTGTGTTAGTTTGGCTTAAAACTTTTGTTCCAGTTGTAACTCCTGTACCACTGAGTATTAAACCCGGGGTTAAAGTACCTGACGAAACAGAGGCTACTGTTAAAGTAGTAGAAGCAATTCCACCGACTACAACAGCTTCAGTTTCGCCTGAAAACGTCATGTTCCAACCACCTGAATTAGCAATGCTATTTGCTGTTGTAGCATTATTAGCTTGCGTAGCTGTATCGGCGTTTCCAGTTACATTTCCAGTTACATTTCCTACTACTGGGCCAGTATGAGTGCCAGTGCTGTTACCTGTTAGGCTGCCTGCTAACCCACCGCTAAATGTTTTTAGTCCGGTAATTGTCTGTGCGCCGTCTAACTGTACAAAGTTGTTTAGAACTGCTGCTACTGGGCGTAGTGCAAAACCATCACCTGCTGTAAATTCTAGGGGGTTTGTTCCATCTTGTGCTCGAACTACAGTCAGAGTGTCAGTAACTCTTGCAGTACATTTAACAATCTCGTAGTTACCTAAATCATCGAACAAAGTACCGTAAAAGTAGCTACCTCCGCTTGGGAGCGGAAATGAATTACCTAGGCCTGCGCTAAGAACAACTGTAGTATCAGTAGTAGTTAAGCTTGAAGCTAGTAGCGCCGAAGCGTTGTTTTTAAATAATGCTGGCATTTATTCTCCTACCTTTGCTTTAAGTGCAGCGATTTCAGCACGGAGTTCTTGTACTTGTTTAGCTAGCTCAATAGCCGCTACTAATGCTGCGCCACCGTAGTTTACAGATAGCAATCCGTCTGCATCTTCAACTACTGCTTCTGGAATTAATTTCTGAAGTGACTGAGCTGATACACCGACATCACGAGTGCCGTTATTAATACGTTCAAACGTACCATGCTTAACATCTGATAAACGGGCTACAAAATCTAAGCTTAGTCCCGCCCAGTTTGTTTTTAGTCTTTCATCAGATGTTGCTGTAAATGCTACTGCTGTATATGAGTTAGCTGAATTAAGGGCATTAGCTGTCGAGGCTGTTGTTGCTGTTGCAGAGTTACCAGTGCAAGAAGCTGACGAGCCAGTTATAGAAATACCCCATGTACCTGAAGCGCCTGAACCACCACGAGTAGGGACATCTAAAACTGTTCTAAAGTTTGTTGGTGAGTAATAACGCAAGAACGAATCGCTAGAAGCGTATATTCGATCAATTGCAGTTGTTCCATTATCGCCGGAGACAGTGTTAATCCAGCCAGTGTATGTGTAGCCGTTACCATCGGTGCGGACTAATTGATTTGCACCTGGGGCTGCACCAGCAGTGGCGGCATGAATTCCGTCTACCGTATCAGCGTTACCTGCAGAAGTTGCATATGCACAAGATCCTGCACTTGTAATAAAACCAGCTCCGTTAGTAAGCTGATTTGTGTTAGTTACGTTAGTAGCTCCAGCGGCAATACCATCTAACTTAGATGCATAAGTACTTGTCATGTATCCGTTTACAGAAGCGGTAGCCGCAGCCATCGAAATAGCTGGAGTTGCGCCACCTGAAGATACTACTGGGGCTGTGCCTGATACTGAAGTTACTGGAGCTGTTCCGCTTGAAGCGGCTGTTACTAAACCTTTGGCGTTGACTGTCACGCTCGCATTAGTAAATGACCCTACGTTGGCGTTTACTGTGGCTAAAGTGCCGGCTGCCGTTACGTTTCCTGAGCCATTAAATGCGGGGCTTGTATAAGCTAAATCCCCAGTAATAGCAATAGTGCGCCCTGTTGCTAATGTTGTGGCAGTTGTAGCGTTACCACTCAAAGAGGCAGTAATAGTGCCAGCACTAAAATTGCCTGACCCATCACGAATAACCGCAGTATTGGCAGTATTGGTTGATGCTTCTACATATACAGGGTTACTAAAGTTAACTAAATACGCACCATTAACCGATTGGCTTCTAATAACAAAAGCACAAGCCTGATATGTTCCGCTTGTAGGTTTTGTAGCTGTCAATCCACCGCTAGTATTAGGGTAAAGAATAGTGCCAGCAGTATAAGCTGAAGTGTTAAACCCTTCGGTTGTGCCGACTACAACGGCAAGACCAAATTCACCTGTAGCTAAATTATCATGCGCCATACCAATGGCAACATCGGTTGCTGAAGATACTTTGACTACTTCTATAGCATCTTCGCCAGCGTTCCATCCTACATATTTAAGAATATTTCCTTTGACAATCGTTTCATTAGCTTTGATTTTGTAATGAATATGGTCTGCACCGACTGTATTGGTAAAAGAATCGATAATTGCGTTTTCGATACTGCCAGCATCATCAATAGTTACTACGGAGTTCTGAATTAACTTACCAGTAGTTGCATCAAATCGGGCAACTGCATTATCAGTAGCAGAAGCTGGGCCACTAACTACATCAGGGTTTATAGGAACACTTAAATCTCGGGAAGAACCCGTACCAGTAATAGTAACGCTCGTATCCGTAGATGTAAGCGTCTCTATCTTTGCTGTGTTTAGGTTGGTGAAGTTTGAGTCCACCTCATTATTAGTGAGGGGACTTCCTTTACCAGCACGAGTAACAATGGTAGTCAAGATCTACCCTTTCAGTCCGAAGGTATCTTAGGAAATTGTGACAGTCCAGGTAACGCTCATTGCGTCGTCTGCACCTTTATTTACTACTGAGAATACTGTACGACAAAGCATTGTGCCAGCTGAACTTGCGTTAAAGATACCTGCTTCTGTAACTGCGCCTGTACCTGTACCTGCTGGGAATGTTGCTGTATAAGTAGCAACTGCGCCTGTAGCTGTACCTGAAGTCAAAGTTACACGACCTAGTTCAGTTTGGAGTGCTGTATCGCCAACAGCAGCGGCTGTAGTGCCAGAGCCAATCGCCATGTCGCTCATAACTGCAGAAGCAGTACCAACCATGCGGGAGGCTACAAAGTTTTTACCAACGGTAACAACTAAGTTTTTAAAATCATGCTCGGCTTTAATTTGGCCGTTAGCGCCGGTAACTACGACTCGCAAGGAGCCGGAGGCTTGTAAATTCTCGTTTGTGTTCATTACTGCTCCTTACGTAAATGTGCGGGAGAGACCCACATAATCTTCTAAAAAATAGGTTATATCACAATAATCCTGCATAGACAGGACACCGCTGCTACCTGCTGCTATATTATCAGCTTTTTGCGTAACAAAATCAATTATTTGCGCATCTGAGCCAATTAATAATTCTCCAACTACTTTAACAAAAGCGTAGTTTAGGTTGCCATCCATATCATCGATAGCATTTAGTCCATCGGTAACATTTTTTACAGGCTCTAAAAAACTATTATCAGAAGCACCTGCTGAGTCAGAAGTTACCCCTGAATCAAATGTTTCTGAGTAAGCATCTGGTGCTGTAAGTGTTTCGTCAAAAGTACGTATGTATAATTTAAACGCCTGCGCAAAGTCTGTTAGCGTAACTGAGTCAGAAAGCACTTTATAAATTACGTTTGCCACTGCATCTGTAGAAGCTGCTAAAGTATCCGCAAGCGCTTTCACCGGCTCTAAAGAGGCTAAATCGGCTGGAGTTGTATTATCCACTAGAGCTTTACCAAAGCTAATGCTTTTTGCATCGGCTAAAGCCTGAGTATCTGCTAACTTCTTCCCAAACACGTAGCGTAATACATCTGTTTCATTTGTAGAATCTGCAAATGGCTTACTAAATGTTCGTACGAGGCTATCTACAAAGCCATTAGTTGTGTCTGATAAAACCTTTGCAGTGCTAAGCGTCACCAAGTCTGTAGGTGTTACGATGTCCACATTGAGAACATCAGGCATTGTTACTTCTGCGATTACCCTAATTTGAAGGTAATCGGCCTGAAAAACAGGCTGGATATAGCTGAGACCAGCTATAACAATCTTAGAACGTATTACGTCTATTGGCATTAGAACTCAGCACGGAGAGTGAACTGCAGTAAATCATATACTGTCAAGAACTGGCCGTTATAACTAATTTCAATCTCGCCTTGGTATTGCCCAGCGGGGATGTCTAGGGTATTAGCAGGGAAATAGAACATAATTACCCCATCTAAGCCACCATTAGTCTTTACACAATTAAGCGTAGAAAGAACAGTTGTACCACCTAGAGCACGTAGCTTTACTACAACAGTTGTTGTAGGAGCTGATAAATCAAGGGGTTCATCTGTTTGTAAGTCAGTTAAGGTTAACGTGACCTGCGGTAGATTATCACCTTGGACTAATTTAATAGAACTCATACCCACCTCTGGAATTCAATGCGTGGAGATCCACGGGTTAAGCCCTTAGTAACTTGCATACGGACTCTGTTAATTTCATAACGGAACATCTTTAAAGCTTCAATCGAAGCTGCTTTATCTGTGTAATCCTGTCTTGGCTGTGCATATAAACGTGCACGTGCGCCCCAGGCAATAGCTTCTGCGTACTGCTCGTAAATCTCAGAGTCAATCTCAGTCGAATCCCGAGTAGGAGCAAGAGCTGCTTTAAGGTACAGTACTGCTGGCTGAGTTACATAAGGTGTAGGAACCAATACAACTTCAGGCTTTGTAATACGTGTAATGTATTGCGGTGCACCTTGAATCTGCTGGTAATCGCCCATGCGATAGATCTCAGCTAATTCGTCTGGGCCTTTAGGGATCAACAAGTTAGTATTGAAATATGCCTGAACAGGCACTACAAACTTAGTATCACTAGGGGTTGCAACTACGTAGTTGTTCTGCCCGTTGATAACATCCATCGCTGGAACATTGTATTGCCATACCAAAGTCTTCTCGCAAAACTCAATACAGGCAGACTTAATAGCGTTTTCCGCAATGAATTCAGATGCGTCAGGCACATACTGCATGACGTACGGTAAAAACTCTGAGTATGGGACGGTGTAGCCGTAAGCTTGGGTCATGATTCAGAGCCTGGGTTATCTGGGTTCTTAGGTGCAAACTGTTGGTTCGGGCTGTTAGTAAGCTCAGAAGTAGATTTGACGCCCATGGAAGCCATGAAGGTTTGTAAGTAGCCACTTGCCAAGGCAAGCCCTGGAGCATACTCTGCATCCTTGCTATTGGCACGGTATAAAACGTAATCAAGCAACGCTGTTTCAAACATGTCGCTAATAGTAATAACATCATTCTCAGTCGCTAAATCAACTGGAATTGGTGAATAGTTTAGCTGTACGTAGCCTTTACCATTGTTTGGTGGGTATACGTAAAAAATAGTTTGGTCTTGTTGGTCAAAGACGTAATGCTTTGGCATTACCGTTGGGTAGTCGTCGTGCCAGTTGGGGTTAAACGAATCGATCAACTCACGTGATGTCACACGAATAGCACGGCCTACTTTAGTGCCGTCAGTACCCATGTAACGAATTACTTCTAAAAGCGTCCAACCGTCTGATGGAATCGACTGGCGAGTTCCTGCGTCGAGCTTTTTTACCGCCACTTTGTTAGTAGCGCTTGGAGTTATGATAATAATTTGACGCTGTCCATCATTAACCCAGCCGAGTAGTTCTGCTCGAGTCCAACGTGCATTGCTGGTATCGAGTAATTGAACAGACGCTTTGTCTATGATGTATTTAGCGGTAATTGTTCCCATAACCCTATTATATTAGAGAAAGGGGCCGAGGCCCCAATCATTTTTAATCGTTTAGATAAGCTACTAAGGCTGGGGTTTGTGTACCAAACCATAAACCTTGTTGTACAAATCCGTTACCACCGTCAGCGGGGGTTAAATCAGCGAGAATCTGGTTTGCCTGTGCAGTAGTAAAACCTGCAGCAACTAAATCAGCTGGAGTAACACCAACAGTCTGAATGGCCTCAATCTGCGGGGTAGAAAACCCTGCTACTGCTAAATCGGTCAATACAGTCATGTCAAACTCCTTAAATCAGGTTGTGGGTGGAGAACTCCCCACCCACTTTACTTCTATTAACCTGCAGCTACTAAGAGTGCCAAACCGTCAGCCTGAACAACTTTGTAACCGTAAACGTTCAGACCACGGATCAATGTACCGAAGTCGTTAGGGTTCTGTAAGCTCTCAACTTTAGCGATCTGTGATGCGAAAGTGATTGCAGACTTGTGACCAGCCATGATTGCATGACGCTTAGCTGTACCAGCATCAGTACCACCAACCCAGTTCTCACCAGCAGCTGCACGAGGCAACAAGTTGGATACGTAAACTGTAAAGCGATCGATCATTCCAACCTTACCGTTACGGAGGATAGAAGATGGGTCACCCATGAACTGAGCTTGAGCCAAGTTAGATTGCATCAAGATTTGACGCTCTGTTGGGCTGATTACCAAGAAACGATCTGTTTCAGGAACGTTTGCTTCGTCCAATACTGAAGACAATGCAGTGATGTTCTGGAGGATGTTCAAAGCGGACAATGTGATTGGAGTGTCATCTGTACCCAAATCAAATGCGCCTGAGATCTTACCAGCGTCAGCACCTTGGTTGTAAGAAGCGCCTTGGTTGAATGTACCACCGAGAACGTCTTGATCGATCTGAATCTTCATCTGCATAGCAGCATCATTGGTGAATACGTCCATCAATTTTGGCTTAGCTTGTAATTCGAGAACGTTATTCACGTTAACACCGAAATACTTACCTTTAGAGATTGTCAAAGAGATTGTGCTTGGAGCAGGGATCTCGTATGCCAAGTTCTGACCGATTTCATAGTCATTGATGGTGATTGTTGGGATGGTGTTGATAATTACTGTATCGCCCATACCAGTGATGTCGCCTTGCCAATCTGTATTAGCAATTTCGCCGAAAACAGTAGCTGCGTAGAACTTCTGTGCCAGTTTACCTGACCAGAGTGTAGGAATGAATGTGCCGCTATAAGCTGTACCGCTGTAAGCAGTTTCGCCGTTAGGAGCATTAAAGCCACCTGCGTTTAAGGGGTAGGTAGCGCCCGGAGTGATTGTAGACATCTGATTTCCTTTCTAGGGATTTAAAATACCACTTTCGCTCCGGACTTTTTAGTTCTTATCGAACTCGGCCCTCGGCAATTGCGGCGTGAATTTGCTTTTCCATCTGTGCCGCCTCTTCATCGGTGTAGTAGCCTCTGCGCCAATCTGAATAAAACTTCTCAATATCTCCATTGGAGTACATTGGTTTATCCTGATTGTCACCTGGCTGCGACGTCGAACGAGTACGGGTCGGCGCAACTTGACGTTGAAGTTCGTTCTGATTAGACCTAGCTTGAGGCTGTGCAGCTGGAGTTACCGTTTGCTTATAAGTCTTGAAGATGTTTGCTACACGAGCTACATCACCATTTTCATAAGCGTTTGTTAACGCCACATGCTTTGGAATACCGTAAACAGGATCTACATCTTGCAACCAAGCTAAAAAGCCTTGATTAACATTTAATGCTTCCCAATCAGGTACTTGTTGCGTTAGGGCTGCCAAGAATCTATCTTTATCAGATACTACTTGTCGCTCTTCCACATTTCCAAGTTGTCCTTCTAGCTTGCTGATCTTAGCTAAGAGTTCTGCTTCACGATCTCGTAGGGTTGCTACTTTTGAATCGGTTGCTCGCTCAATTAAGTCTATTAAATCAGGGCCGAATGCTTCTTTGTCTTCGTCAGTGATTAGAGAATTTGCTTTCGGTGTCTCTGCTACTCGTGCCTCAACTTGAGCCTTATCAGCAATTAATTGCTGAATTTGCGTTTGCATCTCACGCACTTGGCTATGTAGTCTTGGTACTTCCGCATCGTACATCCCTTTCAAAGTATGGTATTTGTGAGACCATTTTTCTTCAGGAACTTCCGTTTGCTGATTCTCTTGTGAAACAGTATTGACAGGCTGCGGATCATTTGGTGGCGGATCTTGTTGTAGGTTTTGGTCTGCATTCGGATCACTTTGTGTATTTGCTGGGTTAGTCTCCGAGGAGCCCTCCCCGGTCTGTACGCCATTAATATTTTCCACAATACGGTCTGCTTCTTCCAGCTGTTGCTGAACTGCCTTTGGCAATGCCATTTCTATCTCCTTTAGCTCCGACTCTCATGTGCGCTCCCTTTCGGGTGTGCGCAAACTCGATATACGGTCTGCTACTACGGTTATGCTATCCCTTGCGGGTAGCGCTTAATTTGGTGACTAACTCGCTAGAGTTTTTGATATGGCCTAATAAGTCGGCCAATATCCCGGCTTCACCTTGTAACCGGAAAATTTGTTCTGTTTGCACAGATCCTACTAATTGTTCAAGGGTTCCTTGGCGGCTCTCCCTTAAATACTCAACTAGAGGTTCGAATTCTTTAGCTTGTAGTCGTTGAAAACAACGTGCTACTTGCTCATCTAATCTTAGCACTTATTTGCAAAGACCTTCAGTTTTGGCGGACTCTTGAGCGAACTCTTTGCCACCACGTTTACCTAAGGCATCAACATTACCATCAGAACCACCGGCTCCTTGGGTAGCAGCGCCTTTGCTCATGCCATCAGTCTTAGCTGAATCTTGAGCGTACTCTGTGGAGCGTGACTCCATCGGTGCGATTGCTTTCATAAAAACTCCTTAATGTCATCAGGTAAGTACCTGATTTAGTTACTATTTACAACGTCTAAACTACTTTGTCAAGCTTTACTGCGAAAATCTATCTGTTACTGGTGCCCCATTCATCAACTGTGCGCCCCCTGGTGCTGCTGCAGGAGTACCGCCTTGTTGTGGGTTACCCTGTTGTTGGTTAGTGAGTTCCGCTGCTTGAGCCATTGCTTGTTGTTGCGTAGCTTCAGCTTGTTTGACTTTCATAGCCTCTGCTGTTGGAACAATCTTATCCACATTCATATCTAGTGTACCAGCTGCTTGGCGTAAGAGTTCGGCAATACCTTCCATGCCAACTACTTGCTGTGCTGCTGGGCTGTTCAATGCAATTGAGAGGAATTCGTTTCTTCGTTGTTGAGCTTGTTCTTTTTCCAAGACGGATGCAGCTCCTCGAGCAACAATATCCACATCTCCCTTAAGATCAGCATCGTCTGAATAACGCATGTTGTAGTAATACAGACGATCAACACATGGCTTAATGACATGCTCATCGATGTTCGCAATCACTTGTTTAATAGACTTACCAGCGTTAGTCATAAGCATTGACATACCTGATGCAGTTCTAGCAGCGCCGCCTGTAGCTGATCCACCGGTCATGTAACGTGGGATACCTGTGTACTCGTCAGCTAAAGTTGCAAACTTCTCATACACCGCCATTAATTCGTTAGCTTGTGTAGAAGGCTGGTAAAACTCAACTGGCTTAGCTCCTGAACCAATCGGATCAGAAGTAACTTGCCAAATCTTCCATGGATACAACTGAGTTACGATCTCACCTTCTGGTAAGCGGTCAATGTTGTAAACCACTTGTGGGCCAGAGGCCAAAGACATATTGTTTACTAAGCTACGAGCTGCAGCATTACAAATATCTTGAGTATCACGGCACAAGTCAGCAACAGAATTACCCCAAAACGCACCAGGGACTTCTTCATAAGATGTTTTGTAATAAGGTTTGCGACCTAATGGGTCTGGGTTAATAACCGCTTTGATAATCCAAGTACCAATAAGCCATGCTTCAATCGGATACTCAGCCATCGGGTCAGGAACTTCTTCCTCAGTCATACCCCAGTCACGTAGTAGGCGACCTTGTACGGAGCCCCAGAACTGCAATGCGTCTATAAGCTCAGAAGGGTTTTGACCAGCAGCAGTCGTCGATTTGCCTTCTGCTGTAGCCTTTGTAAGGTCGACATATATCCACTCACGGAGTCCACCCTTACCATACTGCTCCAATACTCCACGTATTGCGCCATCGCTATAGCCATCAACGCCGATGAGCTGGTGCAAGTCTGCTCGAGATAGTTTGTGTCTTTCAATCATGTACCCATCGTTGATTGTTGAGGCATCTGGAGCGGGGTATAAATTAAATGGACTTACTCGTTCCCACTCTAGGGCTAATGTATTCTGAACTTGCAGGTCGTAGTTACCACCTGGCATCTTGATCCACTTCAACTCTGGGCGGTTGCGAACAACTGGGCCTTTAAGAATTGCAGCTGGGAATGTGACGAGGTCATCGATGAACTGAGCAAAAGCTGTAGTCCACTGGCCTTCAATCATCTGCTGATGCATCTTCTTTTCCATGCGCTTAGCTGTATCCGCAGCAATATCACCTAACTGGCGATAGGCAGCGTCCTTAAGCTTCATGAGGAGCTCACGCACTTCAACGTCTGTAGGGTTCAACCCAGAGGCTAGCATCGCTTCTAGCTGCTTCTGAGCCTGCATCATGAGGTCTTGCAAGATGTCTGGTTCCATATCAGGAATCGGACTTGGGCGAAGGCTCCATGGTTTTTCTTCAGGGCTAGACATAATAACGTCACGTAACCAGCTAGAAGCGGCACGGCACTTGTTAGACGTTAGTTGCATGTAGATAGTTGTACTACCCTGCTCACGTAATTGAGCTAGCTTATCAGGATCATACTGGCCACGACGAGCACGAACAGACTTAAGCATTTGCTGCTCTACTGTGTACTCTTTAGCCATACGAGCGTACCACCACTTCTGCTTAATATAAGCAGCAAGGTTTTGTATTACGGTACTTGAATTTGCATCGACGGCGGCACGACGCTCCTCTTCTTGGAGCTGCTTGATAGACTTAATTGGTACGATACCGCCGACAGATGTGTAACCTGGGGCAGTAGCGCTTGTGATGTTCAACGCAGATTCCATATAGGGTTTGTACCTTTAAGTGCTTGATATGTCAAGCAGTTTGTTCGATTTCTTTATATTATCAGTTGCTCTTAATATCTGCAAGTTCAATTCTGTGTGTAGTCCTGAAACATTTTTACCTTTTAACGGAATGACATGATCTACGTGTACTGGGTCTTCTGGCCAAAGTTCATTCCATTTTGCTGCGATTTTGTAAAGTTGTTTTACTTTTTCTAAATCTGCCCATAAGGGTGTAGCTTTTAACTTATTTGCTCTTCGCTTTGCATTTGCCGCTAGTTTAGCTCCTGCATTATTTGATGCCCACCGCATTGTTTTTTCTACTGCAGCTTTAGGATTAGCTTTTCTCCAAACATCATCTTTTGCTTTGTAATGCTCAGGTTTTTTACTTCTAGCATTTTTTTGGTAGCTATAAGCTTTTTCTCTATTATCTTGCGCCCATTTGCGTACATAGCTATTAGCACAATCTTTACAAGCATAAGCAAGGTTGTCTGGTGCTTTGTGGTTTTTATAGAACCCACTAATCGGGAGCATTTGTTTACATTTAGCACAAAGTTTATTCATGCAACAAGTGTAACATTTTTAATCCCACATATAGTTACTTTTCTCAACTTTTTTGACTTTTTTGCTTAATACATCCCCAGTTAAATTTCCATCTGCATGTAAACAAGCGTACTGGAATGCATCTGCTACGTGGGAATACTGGTTCTTCTCAGGCTTATCGTCTGTTTCACCATTATTTCGAATTTTATACCTATATCCGCCACGAAGTGCATTAATTATGTTTTTACATGTCGGATCAATCAACATAGTGACTTTACCGTCTACCATGCGAGTTAGCAAGGCATCAACAGCACTTAATCTAGCTACAACGCTGTTAGACTTCGCTGGGATGACACGAAATCCTTCTTGTTTAAGAATATCGAACACCGAACGCTCATCTGTCTGGGCTCTTTGCGTACCTGCAGGATCACCAATAATTAAACATGGCATGCCTGGGAATTTATTGGCTAGGAGCGGTTTTAGCTTCTCTCGAACAAATCTGAGCGTACCCATCCCCTCGGAAACCAAATCCGCATACGTGAGAAACCGCCCTTGAGGGTCTACCTGACTAATCGTGCAAGCTGGTGTTAAACCGAAGTCCATACCAATAATCAGAGGATTCGTAGACAGTTTAATATAGTTTAACGGTTTTTTAGACACATGAATATCAGAATCGAAAGCACGAAACACAGGTTGGCCTGACAGGGACTTACCGAATTTCGCATTAATGTATACATCGACCCAATCCTCGCTCTTACCTTCTGCCAAGTTTTCATAGTATCCCTCTGGTAAGAATTCAAGCCAATCCGCTTCTTGGGATAAACCTGATGGTTGGAAATAACATGCTGCGTTCTTAGGTGGCTCACTTAGATACTGCTCCCAGAACGTGTCCATGTCTGGAGGGTTGGTCATCCCCCAAATATGAGCGTTGCTACTCCCGTCGTCAGTAACACAACCAACAGCATTATCCAGTTTAGAAGGATAACGGCCCAGACGTCCTTGCAGTGCGTTGAAAATGTCTGGGTTGATCTCACGGAACTCATCCAAGATGCCGAAGCTAGCCTGTAAAGACAATAGACGCCGTACGTCGTTAGAATCATCAAGGCCACGGAAAAGAATTTCACATTCGACATCATCGAACCTCAGGATAAATTTGTAGTTTGTTTTCTCAAACACACCTGCCTGACCGTCCGGATACCAACGCAACACGTCTGGGATCGATGTATCTCTTAACTGCTCTCGTGTATTACGAATCCAAATAGCTCGTGATCTACGAATACCATCTCTGCATTTCGCCATACGACTCGCATGGTATGCAATCTTCATAATTCCGGCCGTGGTCTTTGTTGATCCTACTGGCCCTACGATTAATGAAATAAAGGATTCGTCGGTTAAAAATTCGCTAACGCTCGCCGGTGGTGTGTATGTTAAGTGGCTCATACTGCTTTCTTTTTGCGCTTCGGTTTGTCAGCCTGAATTACTTCTTCAAGAGCTTCGCTCTGCTCAATCTGCGCAATGTCTTCGACATTATCAATCGTCACCGGTTCATTTTTTGGAGGAGACAAGTTTATGGTAATACTAAACCCTGGGCCTGCCTGAACCTGCGCACTAGCTTTTGGCTCCATATCACCCAGTTTCGCTCCCAGTTTGATGAACTCGAGCTTTTGTAGTAGCGTCGCATCGTTACTCCTAGCAATTTTGTATGCATCTTCAAACACATCCTCCGTCAGAGCTTTCGCTTTGATTTTGAACGTGATGCCGCTAGTTTCGAGCTCGGCCGTCTTCTGGGCTACCGCATCTTTAAACGGTTTCCATTCTTTTAACTTCTCCCAGCGAGCACCTTCAAATCCATAGCGTGATGCAACTTCTCGGGGCTCTTCCATCCCCATCGCTATAGTAAGAATTAACTCCTGGGGTACATCAAGCGCCGGTGGCGCTGCTGGAATTAGTTCTTCGTCCATCAAGGTATTGAGCTATCGCTTTACGTATAAGTTCTGACATAGTCGTACGATCTTGGTGAGCTGCTTGTTTTAGCTCCTCGACGATCTCATCAGGTAAGAAAAAATTATGACGTTTCATTACTTCTTCTTCGCTGGCTTTGCAGTTGTCTTAGCTACAACTTTCTTAGCAGCTACTTTCTTAGCTGGAGCAGCCGCACTACGCATCGGTTTTTTGGCCGAAGTGGATTTAGTGCCTTCCATCTTCTCGCCTTTTTTGTAGGCTGCAGGGCTTACTTTCTTTTCAGCAGCTTCTTCTTTCTTAGACTCTGTGCCTTTAAAGAAACTCATTAGTTTTTCCATTGCTTTAGTTGCCATTTCACTCTCCGTGGGGGTTGTTGGTACGTCTTTGTGTGTATTATGTGTAGCGTGTGCCTGTGTGTCAAGTTTTTTCTTATGTTTATGTTCTGCAGCATGGTGTTTTCGGTGGCAATTACTGCACAGAACCACGCACCTCAATGTAATCTCTTCCATTACAGCCCTGTAGTTACCGTTGTTAAGTAGCTTATAGACCTTCCGGTTTAATGGATTTGAACGATCAAAATGATGGAAGTCGAGAGTTGCAGGATGATTTTCACCACAATTTACACAGCTCAGGGTTTTTTTGTAGGTCTGCCACTTGGTACGGGCTTCTCTTTTATTGCGATTTACGTTGTCTTGATGCTTACGCTTGTTCTTCTCGTACCAACGTTTTGAGTTTGCATATCGTCGTGGGTCTTTTGGATCAGAATAGGACATGGTATCTGGGGTGGAGGTACTTACGGGGTTAAATGTATGTGAAGCATGGGAATCCGCTTTCCCTCCATGGGTGTAGATTTGATGGATTATTGCATGTAACGCAGAAAGCCGCAAAACTCGTTACTTACCATATCCTCTAACGACGGCTTAACCACCCAATCGAAGTGTACATTATTTGCAGTTTTGTAGACATATGCCCTGGATATGTACGTTTTTGTTGACATTTTGTACACGTCGTGGGTTTTATGTGCAGGTTTGTTGACTTATCAAAGAGCCCTTAAGTAGGTTAAAGCCTTATTAATGAGTCATTTAATAATTTCCCGATCACACACTTTTTTCTATTTTTGCCCACTTTTTCTTACATTCTTCCCGTTCGGGAAACTTTTTTATACAACACTTCTGTTGTGTTTCACAGTTACAGCGATTACTTTGTTTTTACTGTGAAATTTATTACACATTTTAATACCTATGGGTATCTTTTACGATACCGATTTGATGCTTCTATGTATTAAAAACATATGCAAATATAGGACATCGACTACCCTGTGGGCCTTATGTGGCTGCGTTCTGCGGGAGATGTACGTATGGTGTGTATATACCTAAAAATAGGGGGCCCTCTTCATGGAACACGTAAAGACCACCCCCCACCCCCCTGCCCCCTGTGTCCACCCCTTACCCCCCTGCCTAGGGTAAGCCAAGACAGTTTCCACTTAGGATTCTGCCTAGGTTGTAGCGGTTAGTGTTGCTACTGCGGGTGAGCTGATTACCCTAAGCCGAAGTTTAATCAGATGGTTGAAAGTTGTCCGTGCTGAATGTTGAGTCATCAGATACTTAGTAAGCACAATGGATTTGCGAGTAGCCATGCGGGAGAGTATTTAGCAGAGGGGTATTGTATCCCCTTATAGCGAACCGCACCTGACTTGTCGATTGTCAGGGTAGGGTCTAGCAAAGGGTAAGTGCCCTGTATTAGCTAGCTCCTAGATCCCCGAAAACAATAGGAGGGGACAAAGCAAGGGTTATGAGAGAAAAGATTCCGACCCTAGCATGCAAAGTCAAAGCGTTCGAAGCGTATGACCCATAACATGCTAGGGGTTTTTATCAAGCACTTTATCCATAGAGTGTTTGATTCTGACTAACTTACTTAAGGAATTATCAATCATGGCTCTATTTTCAGCTAAAGACTTAGAAGCAAAAATCGCAGTCGTTGGCAAATCTGCTGGTGAATTGCAATCCGCAATCCAAGAATGTGCTGTTCAGGCAGTCGGTTATTCCATCGAGCATGGCGATATTCGCTTCGGTCAAAAACTGTTCGATGTGCTCCCTAGTGGTGTGCGTCGTGCTAGTTTGGTGGCTTTCTTGGAAAAGCATGGCAACTTTGCCTACTCAACTCAAGATAAGAAGTTTGCCCACTACAAAACCAAAGAAACATTCGATCAAGCCTTGCTTATGGAAACTTCATGGGCTTCTGCAACTAAAGAGGTAATCGTATCCGAGTATGACATTGAAGATATGTTTACCAAGTTCATGAAGCGTGTTGACTCTGCCTATAAGCAACATGACACCAAAGGTGTAGCAATCAAGAACTCTGCAATGTATGACTACCTAGTAGAAGCTCGTGACCGCTATAACCAAGAAGTGTACGCATCATCAGCCGAAGGTATGCTCAAAGCCGCCTAAAGCAATCTCGCCCCGAGCTAACCCCTCGGGGCTCTTACCATTCGATCCATCATACACACGAGACTAATCCAATGCGTCTAACCATGCAATGCACCAAATGGAATAACCCAACGCCTTTTAAGGGTGGTGGCAAGCGAGCTTCATATGCACCAAGCAAGACCCGAATCAATCCACACTTTGTAAATGTATACACACCTGACCCATCAGGTGAGCTCGTACTAACCAAACGCATCAGACCCAAAGCAGTATCCAGTGCACCAAAATGGTAATTATCTAGCAATTATCTGCAAACACCCCATGAAATAGACCCCAGATAATTCGATTCCTTTAAAATCAATGACTTACAAGCCTATTTATCTAATTATCTAATTATCTAGTAAAAAAGAGGGTATCGCATGTAGATTAAATGTGTGTCATGACCCGATGGGAGAGTACAGAAATATTCTTCCTTCAATATACCGACCCACCCTCTGAGAATTTTGGATATTTGGATAATTACACGCAAGTCCTTGATTTTAAAGGATTCTAATTATCCAAACCTAATTATCCAGCGTTTTATCCGCCACATCAGATCCATTAAACCCACGAAATCCACAATACTTATAGTATCCATAACATTCACAGGGAGATCCAACCATGCACCATAAATCCGACAAATACTTCAAATGGTTTCTATTGTTTGGGGTTTTTTACTTCCTCGGACACTTTATCCATTTCCTCGCCCAAGTCTAATCATGAGTGAAAGTCACCAGTATTTGTGTGTATCTTGTTATGGTGGTCAGGTAAATCCTGAGAGAGCAAGGGCACTAATCCGCAACGGGTCACCTATCACTTGCATCGAATGTGGCGACAAACAAGCCAAGCGTAAAGCAAGTCTTTACACCATCGCACCGATGCACAAATCCAATTACATGCTAATCACAGACCTGAACGACCTCAAAGGGCTGAACAACAAGGGAGGACTTATCAAATGAGTAAAGACCGAATGAACAATCAAGACCTAATCAAGCAGATAGCCACATTAAATCCATTAAGCGAGTTATTCGTTTTGACGGCTATTGAGCAGTATGCCAACCAAGTTAAGGCTGAAGAAGAGGGCTGGGGTAAGAACCATCTCATTAACTGGGAAGCATGGAAAGGCATTGCTGATTCGTCTATTAACTGTATGAACCATCACAGAGGGCAAGAAACAGTATGAGCATATACATACCAGTCAAAGACCGCAAGCCAACGGCAAACAAGCGAACCATCAAAGGCACGAAACTAGCCTACCCAGTCGGGAGACGATCAAAGCTACACCCAAACGGAGTGCCTAATAAGTATGCCGAGAAGGAATTGCTCATGAGGTTTAAGGCAATGGCAGGACAACCGAATGTAACTCGTGATAAGCGGGCCCTGATTAAGGAGTTCAACCCGTTTCATTTCTCTTTCGGTGATGTCAGACCTGTATGGAAAACATGGCAATCGTATGCCACAAATATGGGTATCTTGGAGAACGAAGATGAGAAAGCGTAATTTAGATGGCAGACCCCTATGGATAGTAAAAGACTCTGAGTATCTGAAGTATGTAGAGCAAGCGAGAGATGACTTCATCGAATCAGAAGAACCGAATCAGCAATGCTATGGGTGTGTAGATAGACATGCAGATAAGGAGTGCCCGACATTCATAAAACTAGGACTTAAACGAGACAATAATGCGATATGTAATCACCGAGTCTTAGATGAGGCGGGGCTAGTGGAGTTCATGACATTAAGGATGGGAGCATGAAGAATGATCTGATCGGCAAGGGCTTTATATATGAAGGCAAACGCTATAAGTTCGTGCAAGAACTAGACATAGGAGACAACCCATGCCATGGATGTGTATTTGACCACGATAATGCAGACAACATTCCTAGTGGGTGTGAGGATAACCCGTCAAGAGATAAGAACTATGGGGAGTGTGGTGTTGGCATAGTAATAATCCCGAACACCAAGCAAGGACTCGCAGACTACATAGCAAAAAGGATGGGAGCATGACTGAGTACTACAAAGGCGACAGGATTAAAGAGTTATTAGCAGAGCTCGAGAGGGCGGAGAAGGTATTCAACGAGGTAAATGCAGAACAACTAACTGATGAACTTCGAGGTAAGCTGATCGCTGCCAAGGCGACAGTAGCAATAACAAAGGCGAAGCTCACATCATTACAGGAGAACTGATGAGCACCATGACAATAGCAAGAGCGTTAGACAAGATGATTAATCTAGTAACGCTATACACAGACCCAACAAACCCTAATGCCAAACAACAATACGAAGCAGAATTGTATGCTCACATGGCTGTGGCTTACATCATACTAAAGAACCACAAAGAGCATAGGGCGGCTAAAAACGCAAAGAGGAGAGCTAAAGCAAATGGCTAAGAACAGATGCAGTAATAGTGATGCGAGGCGATTCATCGAGTACAGGGATACATTCGAGACCAACAACAAGACCATGTTTGGTGAGTGGAGGCGTGTCGAAGGTGGGGATAATCCCAAAGATGTGTACGCAGTCTATTCGTATGGGTATCACTTCCCGATGTATATATACGACGATGAGGCTGGTGTATGGGTAGGCAACAAGGATAAGTATTCCCGTACAACTACGACCCATCAAACCAAAGCAAGACCGAAAGCACCGATAGCCCAATGGTTTGATACAGAAACTTGTAGACGAATTACATATAGTGGTCTCGCTGGTGTAGTAGCACAACGAATGGAGTAACACATATGATCCACGAGATCCATATAAAGGTTAAGACCAACTACGGACAACAGGCAATCTACCCTGATTGTGAGTCGAGCAAGACCTTATGCAAGATGCTTGACCAAAAGACCCTGACTCCCTTGAACATTAAATACATCAGAGAGTTAGGCTACGAGATTGTTATTACACCGCAGAAGGTAGAGATATGAGTGATGAACGCACTAAATACGTACCGATGGGTATGAACATGACACTAGCGGAGATTGCTGACATATTAGGTACATCCCGTGAGCGTGTTAGGCAGATCGAGGCTCGTGCATTGGGTAAGTTAAAACGCAGACTCTTAGCACAGGGCTACAAGCCTGAAGACTTATTCGGTGAGTTCATAGAGACACCATCTAAATCATCAAATGTAAAGCCTGACTAATTACACCTGATCCTAGGGTAAACCCTGATACGCAAGTGTCGGGGTATTTTTATTTGTAGCATCCCGTAGTACTTACTAACTTAAGAGGACATTATGAAATTCACAGACATCCAAAAATCTATTGAAGCTCAGTTTGCGAGCACTAACAAAGTCGTGCCGTACATCGAGGGTAAACCTGGCGGTGGTAAGAGTGCACTAGCTCAATCAGTAGCTAAGTCCATGGGCTTTGACAAAACCGTACAGTTCTTCGCATCTTTGCGTGACCCAGTAGACTTATTAGG